ATATTCATCACCATAACATTCTTGTAGTGGTTTTAGTCCCGCTTTTACTATATCATTTGGACAAAACAAATACCAATCTGAATTGTTTTTAACCGCTCTCATAAAGTTATCAGGTATCCAAATCGCGGTAAATAAATCACGAGCTCTAAGTTCTTCAGCACCTGTGTTCTTTTTTATTTCAAGAAGATCAATAATATCTTTATGCCATGGCTCTAAATAAATCGCGGCACTTCCCGGTCTTCTTCCTTGTTGATTAAAGAATCTAAGAGACTCATTAACAATTTTTAAATATTTCAAAAGACCTCCAGCATAACCACCTGAAGTTGTGATTCGACTTTCTTTACTTCTAATGTTAGACATTGATAAACCAATACCTGCAGCGTCAGAAGAAAAAGTTGATATATCATTTAAAGTATCCAACAATCCTTGTCTTGAATCTGAATTGTTATAGTGAAGAACACAAGATGCCAACTGAGGAACTTTTGTCCCTGAATTGATCATAATTGGTGTTGCTTTAGAAATTAACTGATTTGAAAGTGAGTTGTAATATTCCAAAGCCTCAGTTAAATTATTTGTAACCCAAAGAGCAACTCTCATATACATGTGTTGTGGTCTTTCAATAACTCTACCATTAGGTCTTTTCAACAAATACATTTCTTGTAAAGATCTCCAAGCAAAATAATCAAAGTTGTAATCATTTTCGTGGTTGATAGCCGCGTCGATAGTATCTTCACCATATTCTTTAATGGTTTCCATTAGTTTTTCGTTAATAATACCATCTTCATAAAGAACCATCATAGTTTCTGAAAAACTATCATTTGTTTCTTTATGATATGATGAAATCGCAACATGAGCTGCCAATTTAGAATAGTCATAATGACTTCCCGTATATGCTGCAGCAATTTCATAGATTAACTTATCTAACTCTTTTGTTGTTACTTCCCCTTCAGTCGGAACCGAAGTAATAACTTTGATGAAAATTTCATCTGAATTTACGTTTAGACCTTTTGCGGCTCTTTTAACTCTTTGATAAATTTTCTGAGGGTTAAAAGAAGCCGATTCGCCGTCTCTTTTATTTATTTTTAATGACATAATATAAAATTTAAAAATCGTCTGTAAAACTTATTGATTCATTTAACTTGGCTTTTTGGTATTCCATAGTTCTTGACTCGAAGAAATTACCTTTTGTTTCAATCGCAATTTGTTCCATGAATTTAAATGGTTGCTCAACATTGAATTCTTTACTACATCCCATTTTTACTAATAAACCATCAACAACAAACTCTAAGTATTGTTTCATTAGATTTGAGTTCATACCGATTAGTGATACTGGAAGTGATTCAGTAATAAATTCTTTTTCAATTTCTAAGGCTGAAAGTAAGATTTCTCTAATTTTTTGTTCAGAAGGTTTTTCTTCTAAATGATTATTTAACAAATGGATTGCAAAATCACAGTGTAGGTTTTCATCTTTGAATATAAGTGAGTTTGCATTACATAACCCTTGCATAATTCCTCGTGATTTTAACCAAAAAATAGAACAGAATGACCCTGAAAAGAAAATACCTTCAACGGCTGCAAACGCAACTAATCTTTCTGCAAATGACGCTTTTTCAATCCACTCTAAAGCCCATTTAGCCTTTTTCTGAACCGCAGGTAACCGATCAATTGCATTAAAACATTCATCTTTTTCACTCGGATTATTGATGTATGTGTCGATTAATAATGAATACATAAGTGAGTGAATGTTTTCCATTGCCAACTGAAATCCGTAGAAGAATTTCGCTTCAGGATATTGCACTTCACGATAGAAGTTTTCTGCCAAATTTTCATTTACGATACCATCTGATGCTGCGAAAAATGATAAAATATTTTTAATAAAATATTGTTCTTTTTCTGTAAGTTTTTCCCAATCTCTAATATCGTTAGTTAGATCAACTTCTTCGGCAGTCCAAAAGGCCGCTTGATGTTGTTTATAGTATTCCCATATATCATTGTGTTCAATAGGGAAAATAACAAACCTGTTTGGGTTTTCAACTAATATTTTTTCCATGTTTTTAATTATTTGTTTGTGTTTCTCTTTGTTTTCTTTTTTCTAAAAGTTCTTTGACACGTTGTCTTTGTCTTTCTTCTTTTTGTTCTTCAAGTCCTAAGAATGTCATAGAACTTTCAGTGTCAATGTCGATCATTGCGTTATCGAACTTACAGTTTTCAAACACAACACCATCATCACCAATTCTTGATTTTGTTATGGCTATAGTTGCCAACTTTAACTCTTTTTGTTGTAGAGTTTTAGCGACTGAAATGATTACGTGTCCCACTTGAGCCTTTTTAATTGATCCCCCCATTTGATCCGTAGTAACCACTTCTGAAGATATTGAGGATCTATTACCTTGAGTTGCCGTCCATCCTACGATATTCATTTCGTGACACATCGCCTCAAACGCTCTCATTACAGACCCTTCACTCTTCCACTCATCACCCAAGTTTTTTTCGGGAACAATACAATCAATATAATCTAAAACAATCATATCGACTTTAATTCCATCAGAAACCATTTTTCTAATTTGGTTTTTGATCTGTAACATCGTCATAGTATCTGACGGAAGTTTTTTCAAAATTAACTTGTTAGGCATTGACTCCTCAATCTCAACAACTCTTTTCATAACCTCATCTTTTTTCTCTGACAAATCGTCAGGATGAACTTTAGTCCATAAGGTGAAGTGTTTACGCTGAATAACCTTTGGGTTGTCTTCAAAAAAGATCTGTAATACATTAAACCCTAAGTTAAATGCGTGATTCGAAATCTTGGTTAGAACCGTTGACTTACCAACACCTGTGGGTGCTAAAATAACGCCAATTTCTCCTTTTGCCAAACCACCTTTCAACAATCTGTCAATACCAGGGATTCCCATTGGAATTGGATGTCTATAATCCTCTTCGAGAACTTGATCAAGGTTTGAAAACACATCTAACATGGATGTATCTTTAGCACCAACTTGAAGTGCTGTCTTAACTAACTCTTCTAATGTGTCATAGTTCTCAAACTCTCCACCATCAATGATCTTTTGTGCCTTACCCATTACCTTTTGAAGTTCTTGTTGCTTACAGAATTTCAAGGCCTTTTCTTGTACGAAACCTACGCCATCGATAGGTGCGTCTTTAATTTTCTTAATTGTATCCAATACAATTTTTGATGCTACAGCTTGTTGTAATTCGGATTTAGTGATTTGTTCAAGTGTTTCAAACGAAGGTGTGTGATCATATTTAGTATAATACTCACGTATCATTTGAATAATAATTTTGAAGTATTTGTTTTCAAAATAATTATTTTCAATCACATCAATTATAGAATGTGAAAAGTCTTTATCTACAATGATTTGATTTAATAATTGTAACTGAAAAGTGTTTCCGAGATATTCAAAATTTTTACCTGTCGCCATATTTTTTTATTTTAAGTATTGATAAATAGTATCAATTTTTAATAAGTTGAGGGTAAAAATAAATTAAATTTTTTGATGAAAAAATGTCAGTCAACTTGGATAATACCGTTTTTAGTTTTGGGCGTAGGTCTACGGTGTATCTTACCTTTGGTGGGTACACTTTGGCGTCGAACTGTCTATGACAAATTGTCATGTCTCCTACCCGAATAATTAGATTAAAATTTTCAGGACCATCGGTAATTGATGTATTCAACACTTCTGCGTTCTCTAAAATTTCATATTTATTTTCCAACATATAAACCACAGATCTCATTTTAAGATCATATTTTAATTCATTACAAACATCTGTAATGTAGTTGTGTAAATTTTCAGATTTCGATGCGGTTTTGTTAAAACCTCTCACATTAAAAAATCTTTGGACTACGATGTTGTCGTTACACATTAACAAAAATTCTAATTTTGTTATATCCTGCTCTTTCATGTTTTTTTACTTTTTTTTGTTTCTAAATTTTGTTTTTTCTTTTCTTGTTAGCTTTAAAAATGGTTTTAAAAAACTCACCCAAGCGTCGTCACCCTTTGGTAAGTATTTAAAAAACCCGTCCTCCATCATCATTCGAATTAGATTTCTATACCCTCTTCCATCTGGATCCAACGACTCAGAGTAATATAGTCCCACCAATTCTTTTTCCTCTTCATTTAAAAGGGGTTCATCCAAATCGACAAGTTTTTTGTTTATTTCAAAAAATTCATCTCCGAATATACCTTCTTTTGTTTTACCACTTAATAGGTTTTGAAGAGCAATATTTCCCTTTTCTTCTTTTAAGAGTTGTTCTCCTTTTTGTAAAATATAGGGTAATTCAACTCTATCTTCAAGTAGCTCAGGAAATAATTTGATTAATGTTTTTTCTCCCAAATAAAATATTCCATCAATATTATCGGAACTATCTCCTGTGAGAATTTTAATTGTTTTAACATTATAGTATGGAACTTCAATATCGTGAAGTTTTATCTTATTATTAATACCATAATATTGTTTTGTGGATGGTGAATAAATTGATACTTTTTCAGATATAAGTTGAGTTAAATCTCTATCACTTGAAAAGATCGTTTTCTCTTCATCTAACGACACTTTACAGTAATGAGCGATTAAGTCATCAGCTTCTGCATGTTCTGTTTCCAGTTGTCTTACAAACATCTCTTCAAGGTATTGTTTAACCCTTTGTTTTTGTTCTGCGAAAGACTCCTCTTTTGATTCGGTTTCTGATGATTTACGATTTAACTTATACTTTGGATATATCAATCTTCTTTGTGAAGATGAGGTTTTAGAATCCCAAAACACAACAACTTTATTGTAATTATGTTCTTCTAAAAATTTTCGAAGAGTATTTAGAAAGTGCCAAACACCACCAACGTGTTTTCCATTATGGTAGAAATCTCTAACACCATGAAATCCAATTTTTAATAAATTATTTCCGTCTACTAATAATGTTTTAGACACTCTCTAATATCTTAAATGATTCTTACTCTACTTCTTCTTTTTCTGTTTTCAAATCAAAGTCACCATCAACTCCGATTATATCTTTCCAATAGTCAGCATATTCTTTCTTATACTTTTCTATTGATGCCTTCTCCTCTGTTGTATCTTTACCAGGTAAAAATCCGTGTGGTGTTACAATAATTCTTCCGTCTTCAAACCCAAGTCCGTTGATGTGGTTTTTCATAACCGACACTTTTGTTCTTGATGCAAACTTCACAGTTCGTTTGTCTTTTGTTGCCGTGATCTTTGTTGTTCCCGCACCTTTTTGATTTCCAAATAAGAATACCAAAGAAGAGTTTAACCAAATTGCTTCACCACCTTTTGCTTTGATCTTAGGTTGACCAAATGGATTGTCAGGTAATTCTACCCAAGGTTGATTAACAATGATTAAGGTATTTTCATGTTTCGA